ATCTCATAAAAATCCTTTATGTATTTAATACTATGGCCTTAGTAATAAAACATAGTATATAGAACGATAAAGCAATGTAAAATATTCTAATGACTATCACTTCATCTTTTAGTTCATCCCTTTTGTGTCTAAAATCGTGCAGTAAATTGGATGTTGGGTAAGCTACAAGGTAAATGAACCCTAAAGTTAACCAACATCCCATAGTTAGTAAGACTTCACTACTCATATCTTATAAGAATAGCCATACGGGTACGGATAAACAAAGAAAGGCTAAGAAGATTACGAATAATCTCTCTGGCTCTATTGCAGGTACACTTTTACTAGCATTTTTCCTGTTAGCTTTGGGCGATAAGATTACGTTGACACCCTTACTCTGCATTTCTTCAATGTTTATATCCGATAACTTTTTATCTATCATAAGTATATACTCCATTGTTATTAATCAAATGTAATGAAAGGATAACAGTTAAGTATTTTTCATCATTGCTGTAAGTCAATATTAATATTAGTTGTTACCCTTACAACTACAGGGGTGAGTTTACCATATTTTTAAGAGAAAGTAAATACTCAGTAGTAAAATAAATATCTTGACAGCTAGAACCCTTATCCCTTAATATATTTCGTACATAAACAGAGGAGGAAATATGACTGAAGAAGAAAAATACAAAGTAAAAACATTACAAGATGTCATTGATAAAGATGTACAGATGACGGAAGAATTAGTTGATGATTATAAATTAAACTGGTGTATCTCAGATGCTGTTGAAATAATTGAAAAGCATGGGGAAGAATATTTTATGAATGAGTTGAGAAAAAGAATAGATTAATCATGGGACAATCAAGGGGAAAACCATTACATAAAATACCCTGTAAGGATTGCGGGAGTTCAGATGGAAAACAGGTATTTGTACAGGAAGATGGTAAACAAAATGCTTATTGCTTTGCTTGTGAAACCTACGACTCACTCAAAGACACACCTAAAATTAAATACAAAGAGGAATCAACAGTTATGACTATGCCAGATATCAGTAACTTGAAAAGCTTAGAGATACCTGACCGTCTTATTCGTAAAGATACCGTAGAATACTATGGTGTCAGGCTAGCTTTAAGCGAAGTAGACGGCACTACGGTAACAGAACACTACTACCCTGACCATAACAACGGTGAGCTAATAGGTTATGAAGTTAGAGATTGTATTAATAAAAACTTCAAAGCTGTTGGCAATCGTAAAGGTGAATTTGATTTATGGGGACAAAGTATTGTACCCCTATCCCGTAAACTATTTATAACTGAGGGTAGGTTAGATGCTATGGCCTTACATCAGGTCATACTAGACAACACCCCACCTAAGTATGCACAATATAAACCCGCAGTAGTATCTTTAACTCGTGGTGCAACATCCGCTAGTAAAGACTTACTACACAATAGGGATTTTATAAATAAATATCAGGAAGTTATTTTATGTTTTGATAACGATAGTGCAGGAAAGAAAGCAACGAAAGATGCACTAAAGATTATACCACTAGCAAAGGTAGCTATACTCTCAGAGAAAGATGCAAGTGATATGTTAGTGAAAGGTAAAGGAAAGGAACTATATCAAGCTACTGTTTGGAATGCTCAAGTTTTAAGACAGGGTGAAGTAGTAGATGTTCACGACTTTATAGATAAGGCTATGGAGAAACCCCAGATGGGTTTAACATTTCCTTGGGCTACTGTTACTAGGGCTTGTTTTGGTATTAGACCGCATACAATTCATGTGGTTGGAGCAGCACCTAAGATTGGTAAGAGTGACCATTGCTATCAGTTAGTACACCATCTCGTATACAATGAGAAAGTAAAAGTAGGTATGTTTGATTTAGAAAACTCACCCGTAAAAACTGCTAAGAAGTTAGCCAGTAAAGAAGCTAAATTAGATTTTACTAGACCTGATAAAGAATACTCAGACGAATTACTAAGAGATACTTTAGAATCATTAGAGGGTAAAGTTAGATTTTATGATAGGTCAGGCAGTAGGGATTGGGAAGATATAAGAGTAGCTATAGAGGAGATGCATTTACTGGATGGTATTAATATATTTATACTAGACCCTTTAACTGCCCTTATTTCAAGATTTAGTTCTTCGGATGCTAATGATAAGCTCAATGAGATATGCACAGATATGTCGGATTTAGTTTCAAATTACCCTATTACTATATTCTGTTATTCTCATGTTAACCCTAAACCAAAAGGTGCTAAGACACATGAGCAAGGAGCTAAAGTTTTAAGTTCTGAATTCACAGGAAGCCGAGCCGCTGAGAAATGGTTTCACTATGGCCATGGTATTATGAGGGATAGAACGGAAGAATGTCCACCAGAAAGGAAGAACATGTCAACGTTTCAGATGCTTTTTGATAGGGAATATGGTCAAAGTTATAGTTGTGATGTATACTTTGATGAAGAAACAGTAACTTATTTAGAACCAGACAAATGGGGTAAAGCAAGATGAATTGTTGGCATTGTAATACAGAATTAATTTGGGGTGGCGACCACGATATTGAAGAAGAAAATGAAGATTATCTTATGGTAACTAATTTAAGTTGTCCTAGTTGTGATTGTTTTGTAGAAGTCTACCTACCTAAAGAATTAGAGGAGAATAAATAATGGTTGATTATGTATGTGATATAGAAACAGATGGTTTAAAACCTAGCTTGATACATTGTGCATCCATTTACAATATGGACACAAAAGAATTATACACATTAACTAACTACCCAGAAATGACAGAGTTCTTTTATACTTTAACTAGTGAAGACAGATTGATAGGTCATAACTTTATTCGTTACGATAAACCTGTTATAGAAAGAATACTTAATATTAAATTACAAGCTCACATTGTAGATACAACTGCACTTAGTTGGTATCTCACCCCTGATATTGGTAAGCATGGACTTAAATTTTGGGGAGAAAGATTAGGGGTAGCTAAACCTGTAGTTGAGGATTGGGAGAACCTAGCCCTAGAAGTTTATGTAGAAAGATGTGAGGAAGATGTAAAGATTAATACCTTACTCTGGGAAAAACAAAGTGCTATGTTAGAAAAACTTTATGAGGGTAAAGATAGTAATAAATTAATTAGATACTTAGAACATAAGATGAGTTGTGCTGCAATGCAAGAGGCTAGTCAATGGAAACTTGATGTAGATAAAGCAAAGAAACTACATAAAGAATTAACAACTAACTATCAAGTAGCAGTAGATGCATTGGCTAGTGTTATGCCACAAGTACCTAAGACAGCAAAGCGTACCCGCCCTGCTAAACCCTATAAAAAAGATGGTAGCCTATCCGCTACTGGTATTAAGTGGGACGAGTTAACGAAAGAGAAAAACTTACCGTTTGATTATGATGGTGATATAACTGTAGTGACTGGTTACAATGAGCCTAACCCTAGTAGTGTACCTCAAATAAAGGATTGGTTAGAATCATTAGGTTGGCAACCCGCTACTTATTCCTATAACGGTGATGGTAAAAGTATACCTCAAATTAAAAAACCAGATGGTAACTTGTGTGAATCCATAGACATTTTAATTAAGGATAATCCAGAGTTAGAACATCTAAGAACTATGACTGTAGTTAAACATAGGATAGGTGCAGTACAGGGTCTATTAGAAAATGCTAATGATGATGGTTTTGTTGAGGCCAGAATACAAGGTTTTACTAATACACTAAGATTTAAACATGCAGTCTGTGTTAATTTACCATCTGACCGTAAACCATATGGTAAAGAGTTACGTTCTTTATTTACAGTAAGAAAAGATAACCATACATTATGTGGTTCTGATATGGCTAGTTTAGAGGACAGAACTAAACAGCATTACATGTGGGACTACGACCCAGAATATGTAACAGCTATGACAACGGAGGGCTTTGACCCACATTTAGATTTAGCATTGTCAGCAGGTGCAGTAACACAAGAACAAGTTGATGAATATAAATCTGGTAACAAGACTGATGAAGTAACTCAGCTCAGACATAATTACAAGGGTGGTAACTATGCCTGTACTTATGGAGCAGGTGTTACTACTTTATCAAGACAGTTAGGTATTAGTGAGGGTGAAGCTACTAAAATACATCAAGCATATTGGAAAAGAAATTGGTCACTAAAAGAGATAGCAAAGAATTGTGAAGTTAGAATAGTGGATGAAAAAATGTGGCTATGGAATCCTGTATCTGAATTATATTATTATCTTAAAGCAGATAAAGATAAGTTCTCTACCCTGAATCAAGGTACAGGTACATATTGCTTTGATATGTGGTTAGCCTTTATCGTAAGGAAAAGAAAGCAATTAACAGCTCAGTTCCATGATGAAGTTATCCTAGAATTACAGGAAAATAAACAACAGGAAGTAACAGCAATATTAAAAGAATCTATACAAAATGTGAACAAGCTTCTGAAACTAAACAGAGACTTGGATTGTGATATTTCTTTTGGAAAAGACTATTCACAAATACATTGAGTATGATATACTGAAGTAGTATTAACAACAATGGAGATTAAACTATGGCAATAAATAGAGTATCACCCCAAGCAGAGAAGAGTACTTCTACTATAGAGTACACTAATGTTGCGGAAGGTGAACATGAAGGTCGTTTAGTTTATGTTGCTGACTTAGGCTTACAGGAAAGAAACTTTGCAGGTGAGGAAAAACCACCAGCTCAACAGCTTTCTTTAGGTATTGAGTTAGTAGGACAGGAGCAGACTTTATCAGATGGCGGTACATTACCAAGAATCTTATGGTCTAAACCTTTCAACATATTCCAAACTATGAATGAACGTGGTAACGAATATAAGTATTACAAAATGTTTGTACCCACAGCCAGAGATGGTGAGGTAGCAGATTGGGATAAGGTATTAGGTATGCCAATCAATGTTGTCGTTACTCATAGCAAGTCTGGGGATAGAACTTATGATAATATAAGTAGTATGTCCGCTATACCTGCTAAATATCAAGACCAAGTACCACCCGCAGCAACTGCTCAAATGTCAGTAGGAGATGCGGAAGACGAAAACAATGTAGCCACTAAAGCTATGTTTGGTTTGGTTAAATACTTGCATGATAAAAGAGTTAATGGCCCAGTAGTTGAAAAAAGTACGCCTGTTAAAGCAAAGGCAGTAGCAGACACAGAGTTTGCAGAAGAAATACCCTTTTAACTATGAAGTTGTTAATAGACGGAGACCCAATAGTTTATAGAATTGGGTTTGCTTGTCAGAAAAAGGATAAGGAAACAGGTGAAGTTACGGCAGAGCCTGTTCCTTATACCCTTTACTCTTGTAAGACATTTGTAAATAATATTTTAAATAATACAGAGTGTGATACTTACAAGATTTTCTTATCTGGTAAAAATAATTTCAGATATAAAATTAGAGAAGATTATAAAGCTAATAGGTCTGGTGTAGATAAACCAGTTCACTATCAGCTTATTAAAGACTATCTAGTAACACAATACAAAGCTCAGATAGTTAACGGCATGGAAGCTGATGATGCATTATCCTTATCTCAAACGGAAGATACAGTAATAGCTACTATTGATAAAGATTTATTAATGGTGGAGGGTAAGCATTATAATTATGTCAAGGAAACTTGGCAAGATGTTACAGCTCAAGACGGAGAACAATTCTTTTATAAGCAAATGTTAACGGGTGATAAAGTTGATAACATTATTGGTATACATGGTATAGGTGAGAAGAAGGCTACCAAACTTCTTAATAATACTCCTAGAGAAGAATGGGATAAAGTAGTGCTAGACCTATATCAAAAAGAGTTTGCTCCTGACGGTTTTCAAAGAGCCGTAGAAAATGCACAGTTACTATGGATGCTGCAGAAAAACAAACAAATCCCTTTGGATTTTGTTAAGGAGTTAACAAGTGAAAGTAAGACAAAAAAGAAATAAAAACATATACAGAAGTGGATTAGAAAGTACCTTCGCAGCAAAGACAAAAGGGATGGGTTTTGTTTTTGAACCGGAGAGAATGCCCTATATAGTTCACCGTAAGTATGTACCTGATTTCGTTAAAGGTAACGTACTGATAGAATGTAAAGGTTTTTTTAGGGCAGGAGATACACTTAAGTATAAATCAGTTAAGAAACATTACCCCGACAAAGAACTAATATTTATTTTATCCGACCCCTTTAAAAAAGTTAGGAAAGGTAGTAAATTAAACATGGGTCAATGGTGTTTTAAGGAAGAGTTCGCTTTCTTTACAGTTAAAGAATGTGATAAACTAAAAAAATATATGTCATTGAATGAAGAAGATAAATACAAATACAGGCAGCAACATTTAAGAGGTGTGTGATGGGTGATATATTAAACTTTCTTGATTACAAACATGGACAAGAAGAACAAAAATTTGGAATGACATTTGAAGAACTATGTATAAAATTAAAAGATATAGATGAAATTACTTTGATGGAAGTACTAGAAATAAGTTCAGAAGATTTAGTGGAAAGGTTTGAAGACAAGATAGAAATAAAAATAAGTCAAATTAAAAAAGATTTAAGGGGAGAATAAAATGAGTTTATTAATTAATGATAACAACTATGTAACAGAATACAAAGAAGCTGATATATTTACTAAGCAACAACAAGATATTTTTTGGACACCCCACGAAATAGAAATGGAAAAAGACCTACATGATTTAAAAACTAAACTAACACCACAAGAGTTGCATGGTGTTACTACTGTTTTAAAACTTTTTACTATGTATGAGTTAGAAGTAGGTGAGAATTATTGGGGCGGTTTTATTAGAGATACTTTTCCAAGACATGAAGTACAAGCTATGAGTAGTAGTTTTGCAACAGTTGAACTAGCAG